GGGAACTATGGGATTATTGTTCTTTCGCCTTACACGGTTTATGCCGATGGATTCCAGATTGAACTGAAGACCTACGCTACGCCACTGGCATACGGCGATTTGCTAGGCAATGCATGGTCTGGCACGGCGCATGCCAGCACAAGCACTCGCACGGCTGCGCGGGCAAGATTAGCAGTTGGAAGTGACACCTTCAGCAATGCACAGTTCACCTTTGGATGGATTTGGAAGACGGCGCGAAACTCATCTGATTTGGGCACAGTCTACTTCTGGGATTTCGGATCGACATTTCATTGCCGATTCGACACCGGCTCGAACGTATATGTTTTCCGTGATGGGACGAATCAGGCTACAAGCGCAGCGCAGGTATTTTCTATCGGTGACACGATCATCTTCCATGCTGTCGCCTCCGCCGCTGGCGGCTTGGTTCTATACGTGAATGGTCAGAGCGTGGCAACGAATGTGACTTACACACCCTCGGCGCTTGCGTCATTTCTATACGTGGGCTCAGATTCTGGGGCGGTCAATCAACCGGGCGGTACATTCACGAACTTCACTATTCTCGATGTGGCGCTGACGGCGGCGCAAGTGCTGGCCGACTACAATAACCTCTCGAAGCTGACCGCTGACGATCAGCGCATCGGGGCGATACCCTGGCTGTGGTCGTCGGATGGCGACGACGACGTGGTGAACCACGATGACTCGGACGCCAATGACGATAACTGGATTGTGTGCGGCGGGATACCGGGCAGCGCGGCGGCAGAAACCTATATCAGCATGTTGCCATCCGTCCAATTGGCTGACATCGTGTTGAGCAATAATATTATAGAGGGTGGTGATTTTCTTACACCCGATCAATTCATGTTCTTTGATCAGAGTGGAGTGGCAGACGCGACGGCATCGGGCGGGGCCTACAAAGAGACGTTGGCCGTCAGTACAGTTGAGTTGTCACTCAACACCGCCAACGATCTCAGTATCCGACAATCAAAATTATTGGCGGGTAAAGAAGCCTACGTCTACGTGAGGCTATTCGACTCTGGGGCAAATCTAAAGATAGGTTATCGGATCACGGATGGGACGGTAGCGCCTGCCGCCGAACTCAGAGCGATTACGACGGTAGCAGCGTTCAGACAGTTCAGGACACTGCCTGCTGTATTCTCTGGCGCAAGTAGACATCCTCGTTATCTGGATGACAATCCGAACTATGGCGATATACAGATACGTGCAGTCAGAACGACTGGCAGTGCCGCCGTTCGCCTGGACTATTTCGCAGTGATGACCAGACCGCTCGTTGTGATCACAGTCGATGCTAGCACCGGCAATATTCTGTTTGATGGTCGGATCGCGCGCATCTTGCCCTCATCCGCGCCGCTGAATGTAATCGGCGACGTGTTCGAGTTATGGCCGGAGAAATATAATCTAGTCACAATGTTCATCGCATCCGAGACGCTGGATACCGGTATCGCTGCGACGCTCACTTACTCGAAAGTTCTCGTTGTGCCGCGCTGGAGTTTGTTGTGATGGCTGTTGAGCGTACCGGTTATAATAACCTGCAACTCGAAATCTATTCGAGCGGATCAACGCAGATTGCCGATCCTGATAACGAATTGGCGCTAGCCGAATCGATCCGATTCTCCAGCGCATATCCAGGCGGTATTTTCCTGGATGCTTCATTCATCATCAAGCGCGATGTGACACGGGCATTGCCGTTCAAACACGCGCAGCGCATCGTTATTCGCAACGGGGTACGTATCGTGTGGGAAGGGTTCATCTCCGACATCGGCTACGATCTGGATGGCGATCGGGTCAGTGTGCAGTGTTTGGGATTCGTCACGCTGATGCATGGCCGATACAAATACAATCGTGTTATCGACCGGCGCTTCGGGTCAACTCTATTCGGCGTGTGGGACGTGCTCGATGCGAATGCGAACGACAAGGCGTTGTTTGACCGCACAGACAGACTTCGCATCGAACCGAAGCAGGAAGCTTGGGCATTGAACGAGCGGGCGCAGTTCCGTTGGAATGCCAATGCGGGCAGCAATGCCAAACGGGTAAAGTTCGACTTTGAGCTGCAAGAGGGTGCTCAGGCGTGGGAGTTAGAGCTGTTCGATGTGACCAATGCGGTATCGCTGTGGAGCGTGATCGTCAGCGGCATAGGAACGCAGGACATCACGCTCGGCACATCGACGGCGGTGCTGGAATTCCGACTCTACGCGCGTGCAGCGCAGACGCCGACAGGTAGCGCCATCTTTGGCGAGATCAAGAATCTGCGTGTGCTGTGCGAGAATGCATCCGGCGCAGTCACGACGACAGTCGGGGACATCTTGAGGGCGTATGTGGTCTACGCCGATACGGGCGGCGCGGACACCTTCAACAGCAGTACGGCGCTCATTGCGGCGAACACTTACGATCTGGAAACTGCCGGTTTGACGGGCGACGATTTGAATGAATCGATCGGCGCCTTCATGGTGCGCGTTGCAAAGTTCAGCACGACAGATGCTGCTTTTAGCGTCGGAGTGCGCGAATCGGAAGCCATCGCGGGCAGTGTAACACCGGTCATCTATTACGAGCAACAACCGGCATTGACCGACTACGACTATGCGATTCGTATCGATGATCTGAACTTCCTGGGCGGCGGTCGGCTGGTCTCCTCAGCGTCGCCGGATATGCTCAAGACGTGGATTCTCGTCGTGTTCCGCGACGATCGAGGCCGTGAGCAGTGGGATTTCACGGCACGCGATACGGCAGGCGGCAATAAGTATTTCGAGCGCGCACTGGTGGTCAGAGCGGGATCGGGTATCACGACGCTGACTGCGGCGGCGGACTACGGTAACACGGTGCTCAATCAGTTGAAGAAGTTGCAATACTATGTTGATGGGGCGCTACGCATGGTCGGCTATCTGCGCGGCAAGTCGGGACAGGAAGTACCTGTCTCACAGGTGCAATCCGGCAAGCGGTTGAAGATTGAGAACTTCTTAGCTGACTTTGGCGACGAGACGGCGGGGAGTGGTTTTACATTCCTGATTCAACGCACAGAGTACGACGATGCAAGTGAGACGGTGTCGCTGACGCTGGGTCGGCCGCTCGACGTGGCAGCGGTGATCGCTGGGGCGTATCAAAATGCATCGGCGTGATTTTCTAAAGATGCTTGTCGGGCCGATTGCGATACTCATCGTTCCTTCACAGGAAGAAGTGGATCGCCCAGTACAATCCGCACGGGTTGGCGATCTTGTAAAACGATTGGATAACCGAATAGAAATAGACTCGTTGGCGAGGAAGTTACGGCTGGAATGGATGTGTCGGCAATAGATCAATGCCGCGCGGCCAGCCAGCGACGAAACACCTCGTCTCGATCGTACACCTGTCTCACCTCGATGAATCGCTCGCCGCGCTGCGCGTGCCACGCTACGTGACGCAGCTCGCTATCGAATAGCACCAGGTCACCGCAGATGCGACAGCGGTGATGCAGGATCGAGCGACCATCGGAATAGCGCATCCCTCCCCTAGCTGAACACGAGTGCGAACAGACCGATCACAAAAGCGACGGCCAGGACGCCACTGCCTAGCTCGCGGTTGCCCATGCTCGACACGCCGATCCCGAAACCGAGCAGGCCGGCAACGATGACGACCACGATCAACATAAAAATTATGCGCGTCCACATCACAGCATCTCCTCGCGGTTGCGCATCTTCCACGCCAGCAGCGCGACGGGCATATCTGCAATGTGTGCGTAATTGCGTGACTTGCGGTCGCCACACTTCTTTAGCAGCCGGTGCACTTGACCACATTTGGCGCAAGCAATCAGCGTGACATACACAGGCAGATTGAGGATGCGCCGAATGTGCGGCGCTTTTGGCTCATAGCTGTCGCGCGCGACACGAATGGCAGTGCCGACAGATAGCCCCATCTCGCGCGCGACGTAGTGCCACGATCGCTTGCCGTCTTTCGTGTGTTGGCTCGATTCGCGGTATAGGCTTTTCAGGTGATTTTGCGCTAATTGTAGTCTTCTCGTAGCTAATGCCATGTCTGGCCTCCCAATCGCTGAAACCCCGCTGTCCAAGCGTTGGACGGCATGCCACGCAACAAGTCTCAATCCCCCTACCCTTTCGGCGGGTGTTCCGGCGTTATCCTGCGTTGTGTTCCGTTGTGTTTCCCGATGCTCCGTTGCCATTAGGCTGGGGGAGTGGGGTAGTTGCCATCAAATGCGCCATCAAAAATCGGCCAGTGAATTCGGTGAAGGCAGGTGGAACAGCCTGCGCCAATTCATCCCGTGTCATCCAATCAATGCCCATCAGTTTGCGCCATTGTTCGACGCTGTGATAGATATGCCCGCCATGTCCGAAAACAGAGATCAACTGCTTGGCATGTGAACATGGTGGCAGTAAGATTAACGGCAGTTCCCAAGAGAATTCAAAATACCTGTGCCGCTTTAGCTGTGGTTTCCCGAACATTGAGCCGCACAAGATCAAATCTGCGCGCATCGGCGCATTGGGGACATTCTCAATTATCCACGGTCTACCATTATGCTGTAATGCCGTCCGCGTCGGAGTCAACAAATCCGTATGTGGCTCACCATGAATGGCACGTGCCGAGGTAAATGCTTGACACGGCGGACTCGCATGAATCGCATCGAATTCGTGACCGTGTAAGTAGACATACTCCAGCGCATCGGCTTGGATAAATTCGTTTCCTGCATATCCAGGCATTGGGCGATTATCAATGCCAACAACGTAGAATCCAGCTTGCTGGTATCCACGTGCGGCTCCTCCGGCCCCGGAAAACAAATCAAGCAGTTTCATGGCCGTTACCATTGTGCGACGTGATGGCTCTCAGCAGGTGCGTTGCAGTCGGGTGGTCGGGACCGCAGAACGAGCCGACGCCGAGCACCTTGAACGCGCCGTAGTGCTGCTCGAGGAAGCGCGTACCCTGCTCCCAGGTGTCGGGAGAGCCGCTGAACTTGTGCGCTGGGATGAGTCGGTCGCTGTGCTCGCCGTAGTCGGCGTGGCGGCGGGTTTGCAGCAGCACCTCGACGGCGTGTCGGCGGCCGGGATTGTCTTTGACCACGATTTGCACCGGCTTGCCATTCACGCTATGCACAGTCGTCTCCGACTGTGGCGGTGGCGTTTGGCGACGCTGGATTTCGACCACGCCACGCCAGCGCAGTAGGCCGACGCGATCAGCGTAGGTGATGGCATAGCCGATGTCGGTCAGCGGATCGATGCGCGTCTCGCGGATCGACCGTTCGCGCATCTCAGCGTCGAGTGCGGTCATGTGCTTGGCAAAGTGGACGATGATCACCGTGATGGCGATAGTACCACCGATCTGCACCAGCACGGTCAGTAGAAGTGAGAGCGATTCGAGCCAAGTCATGTTACTGTTGAAACGCGACGATGAGATAAACAATAGCTAAGAGCAGCAGGAGGATCGCGAAGGCTTCGAGCGCATCGCCTGTTTCACCGCTCCGTTGACTGTTGCTGTCGTTCACGTGAATCCCCCCGCTCTAGCAACTGCCAAGCCTTCTCCACGATGTCGCCCAGCGATTCGTCAGTACGTAGCGCCCGCCGTTTCATGCGGCGAACGATGCGCTTCTTGACGGCGATTGTCGTCATCTCCTCGTCTTTTTTGGTCTCCATAGATTCCCCCGCCGTGTATCGTATCATCTATAGAGTTATATGTCAAGTGAAGAGTTACAGCGTTGTCATTATCGCCGTTTTACACGGTTTGCAACCCAAACGCAAACGCACGCTGGGCGAAATCGGGTATAGAATATTGTCATGGAAACGACCTGCCAGCAGACCGAACTCGAAATGTTGATACAGCGGCAAGACGCGCTGGAATCTGTTCTGCGCCGACAGTCTGCGCTCTTGGAGCGGCTGGCTTGTCTCGCGCCGGGTGCGCTACTGGCGGCGATGACGGATGCTGATAGGGTAGCGATGCCGCTGCTGGTGCAGCGAGCGCAGGACTCTCAGCGGCGCGCGTGAGACGCCGCCCGAATGAATCCCGATCAGGGGATTGACTCACACGATTGCGGCCACGAGCCGCTCAGCGCGCCAGTGACAGCGCGGGAGATCACATGACAATTCCGCATCACAGTTGGACGGAAGACAGCGCACTCAACTGCGGTTGGTTTGCGCCGCAGCGCACGGCGGCGGAAGTGGACGAGAAGAACCGTCGCGCGCTGATCTTGCATGGCACGCAACTGCTATCACGCATCGGTATCGCCTGGCTGCGTGGTGAAGTTGATCTGCGCGCCGTGGAGCAGTTCAATACCATCTGTGTGCAGCTGGCCTGCGGCTGCAACGTTGTGGTCGGCGGCTATCGCTATTGCGCGGTACACGGCAGAACATCGTAGTTACCGACACGGCGCGGATCGCCGTTACCAGACAACAAGGAGAGAGCGATGGACAAGTACGCGCCACAAGCCAAGTCTGATAAGAACAGGTTTGGCAAAGCCACATTCTATTGGAATATCGTCCGGCTCTTAACCGGCGCAGCCTACGCCCTGCCTGGCGTGGATAAGGAGTTCAGAGGCAAGCGACTTGATCCCAGCAGCAACCGTGTGCATTTTGTCGCTGTGTTCGATGGCGAGAAGCAGAACGGCGAAACTTATCAGGCCGTGCGCGACTGCCTGACCAACGAGGATGATTACCAGATCATCCACCCGACGATCATTGAGCACTTTGGGCAGAACATTGCGGCCATAGACGGCAAGCCGTTCGAGGCGCAACTCGTCGAGGTGCCGAATGGTCGTGTCTGGAAGGACACGACGCTGACATTCTGGAAGATCGTCAGCGTGTTCAAGACGAAGGCGGAGCGCGTGGCGGCTACCGAAGCGTTCTTCACACAGTCGAATGAAAAGGGTAACGGCATACCGGCTGACGTGATCGACTTCGCCAAGCAGGTGAAGGGCATAGCTGACAAGTCGCATCTCAACTTCGGTGAGCTGGTCACCAGCGACGAGCGGCTGAGCAAGTATGGCACCGAGGCGCTGTTGGAGGCGATGAAATGAATCTGGTGCACGCTATGTCGTTGGGGGTTAATACGCTTCCCGGTGGCGATCGTTTCGCATCGGCCTATGTCCATCGGACACAACCCGATCAGTCGCGTCACGTTGGGCTGTACATTCACGTGACGCCCTCCTCGATGCTGCGTCTATATGCAGCGATGGAGACATTCGTGGCAGATGTGCCGCCAAGTCACGAGGACGATGCACAGAGCGATGAAGCGTCGTTGGCCGACGATGGCGATGCCGAACTGATCGCCGATCTGATAGCGACTGCTCCTCTCGCCTCAGCTGCTCGAGAGGATTACGAAACGTGGTTGCACACGGCTGAGGATGACGAGGGTGACGCCGAGCTGGCCGACGAGAGCATCGAGCCGGACGACGCGGCGCTGGCCATCGTGCTGGGCGACAGAGACGAGGACTATACCTATGATGTCTGGATGGATTCCAGGCTAGATAGGCCGGAGTAGTTAGGGTGTTGGCACAAGTTGCACTTGCAGAGGATGATTCCGGTTCGCTGCCGGCAAGTGCAATTGGTAGCATCGGCTGAGAAGTTGGCGCAGTGGCTGAAAAAATAAGAGCCGTCGAAATCGATGTGTGATGCGTAGGCGATAACCACTGCCAGCTAACCAACGAGTGAGTGTGTCCTGCAAAACTATCGAGTGAAGTTCAGGCGAGAGTGCCCGAGCACTCACAGGAAAAGGCAAGCCGACCTGTACGTGTAAGCAGGTACGAGCAGCATCGTCGATAAGGTGCTCATAAATAAGCGACGAGCCGGATCGTGTCACCGGCAGGGTAGCGCGTGATGGTAGAGCACAGATTCGAGGAGTGTCGCGTCCACCTCCCCGAATCCGCGAGCAAGGCCATCGTGACAGGTTGGAAGAACTGCGCGCTATCACACTGCTGCGCCGCTCGTGACGACGCCTGCGGGCGGCCCGCAAGGGCTAGACGGCGGCGCGGCAGAGAATTCAAGGAGGTTCATCGTGGAAACAGTTTTGACGCTTGTGGTTGTTTGGCTGGTGCTGCTCAGCCTGGTGCTATCCGGCATGTGGGTGCTAGGGAAGTTCAAATGAGATGTGCCGTGTGTGAACGCAAACTAGACGAGCGATACCGCGAGCCGTTCCGCTATCTGCGTACCTGTCCAGGTCGGTGTCTCGACCTAGTGCGGTCGTGGAGTGCAGAGCGGCGCGTGGCCTGGCTGTATCGTCGCAACCCGACACAGGTGAGACGTGATCATCCTGGTCGATAGCAACGAAGCGGCGACTGCGCCTGGCATCGTCGACGCGATGCAGCGTCACTTCAGCGCCATGCATATCTCGCAGCTGCAAGCGGGTGACGTGAACGTGATGACGCCGCAAGGTATCCTGGCTGTGGAGCGCAAGACGCCAGGCGATTTGCTGTCCAGCATCGGTGATGGCCGGTTGTTCGAGCAGTGTCGCGCGATGGTCGCCTTCGCGCGATTCTCGTTGCTTGTTGTCCACGGGTCGTTATTGTACGACCATCGTGATAAGGTGATCGCCGATGGACGCGATACAACAAATGATGGCAAATCAAAAGGGTGGGATGGTGTCGCCGTGCGTGCCGCTTTGCGAGTTGCACAGTGGAGCGGTGTGAATGTTGAGTTCTGTCGCGGTGGCGAGTACATTGCCACACTCGATGAGGCGATTCATACCGCATCAAAAGAGCGATTCCCTGCTGTGCCGCGACCCGCAATCACGCTCGAAACCCTCGACCCGCATACCGCATTCATCGCTGGCATCCCTGGCATCGGGCCGAAGCGGGCCGCTGCATTGGCGGCTTGTGCGCCTCGATTGTGCGACGTGCTGACACTGCTGCCACTGATGAGGAACTGGTCGCGCGTTGACCTACCCGATGGCTGGCGGCCGTCGGATGTGGATCGCGCGCTTGACTTTCTGCAGTTCAATGACGGTGAACTATTCGAGATCATAGGAGGTCGCGATGGCGACGAAAGCAAAGAAACCAATTCCGATTCACATCCGGCATGATCTGGCATTGCTCACGGCGAACGGGCGCGAAATATCGCCTGACGAAGCTGAGGCAATGCGCTCCATTGTTTTTGATGGAGCGGGGATGTACTTGCCGCACGAGAAATTTGCGCTGCTCATGCAACCGCCACCTAGCTATGCGATCAAGATGCGCGATGGCGGTGAAGGCCGAGCTTATCCGTATCTCAAGCACGGCTATGTTCGACTGAAGCTAATTGAAATCTTCGGGATGGATTGGGATTTCGAGATATTGCCGGTCTACAGCGGCGAGCCGTACCGTCTGATTCCACCGGAAGGCAACAAGAGCACCGACCTATCTGTCATGGTATTCGGTCGGTTGAGCCTGCGTATCCGACCCTTAGACGAGCACGGTCAATCGCTCATTTCTCAGCCGATCGTCAAGGTGCTCTCGGCGTCGGGTTCTGCCGAATGGCGGAAGAAGCAGCGTTTTGGATTCGTGGTGAGTGCTGCCGAATCGACTGCTCTACGGCGTTGCGCGATGCCGCTGGGGCCGGCCTTCGGTTTGACGTTGTACTGGGATGATGAGGCGATGCTGGAAGACCACATGGAGAAGCAGCGGACTCAAGTCGATTTGCAGCGTGAGATAGCTAACCTGCCGCCGAAGTCAATCGCCGAGCTGCTCAGCAAGGCGACCTCGCGCTGGCAGATCACGGCGACCGACATCGTGGCGGTCATGGATGTGCAACCGCATCAACTGCCGTCGCTGGACGTGGCGGCGACGTGGCAACGGCTGGTCGAGAAGTACGGGGAGGCGAAATGAATCCGGTGATGCAACAGGCGCTCGATGTGATCGATTCCGTACAAAGCGACGAGGCGCAGTTGCACGCGAGTCGAATAGGTGATCTGGCTGCGCTGGTTACGACGTTGGTGTATTCCTCGCAGTGCATGTCGCCGACCGATCTCATTCCTCTCGCCGTGAGCTGTATTCGCGCTGCCTATGCGCTTGGCGAACGCGACGCGCACAGTGTGCCGGAGGCGTTCCGGTGAGCGTGAACCACCACCTGACGACACGTGAGCAACAGGTCTGCGATCTGCTATCGCAGGGCAGGAGCTATGTGCACATCGCGGCCGCCCTGCACATCTCAGCCGAGACAGTGAGAACGCACATCCACCGCGTCTACATGAAACTGGATGCACAGCGATCGGAGGAAGTGTTGCAGCACCTGAGGCCAGAGCCGGAGTCGCGCTTCTGGCGACCGTGGGAGTTGAAATGAGCGAACAGTCTGCGCGAATCGGAAAAGTTCTGGACGAAATTCTTGCCGACGATTCGGATGTATCTCACTTGGACGAACCCGATGCCCTGCCCACTTACCCGCCTGCCTGGTCCATACTGGCCGCAATCTATCTTGGCGATCGGGGCGAGAGTATCCTTGAGCACGTCGCCAGCGTCGTGGCCGGTTTCGCGGCGCAAGGGATGCATCGTGAATCTCTTAAATGATGCGCCGTGGGTCGCCTTGATCGTCCTGGTGCTGCTGATCGCCACATTGTTCCGACGGGGTGGCGCTGACCTGTGGACGAATGGCCGGATCGCCCTGTTGTGGCTGGCCGTCGCGCTGTTCATCCTGGCGATGCTGGCGGCGGGTCATTAACATGGACAGCTCAGAACGCATCGATCGATTCATCCTGGTCGTTGGCCTACTGCTGACGTGCGGGTTGGCGGCTGCGTTCGCATGGCTGGGGCGATGACATGCCAATCCGTGTCCTATTCCATTTATTCCATGTTGTCCTGTTGCCCTTTGTGCGTTGGGATTGGCGTATTGTTCGTGGTGGCGATGCGCGCTGTTCTGTGTGCGGTGTCCGACTTTCGGGAGGCTGAGATGTTGATCCGCATCGCAGCGCCTCACTTCGTCGCCGGTGTTGTCCTTGATGAGCAGACTCGCGTCATTCGCACTGCGCCGATTCTGCATTACATGCGCGACTGGTCACTGCCACGAATCATCACCTATTGCATCGTCAAGCAGTGGCAGTGTGCTATTTGCACCGACTTGGCGATTGTGGTAAGATAGCGACGTGCGGGATGGCAACCTGCACAATCCAATGGGGCAACGGTCATGGGGAAACGCTCCCGCATTGTGTGGGGCGGTTCAGGTCCCATGCGACAGCCAGTCGCAGCCCCTTGACCGCCTGACCGTCCCACACAGCGCGGGAGTTTGATTTGTCAACAGCAATCGTCAAACTAGAAGAAGCTACGGCCAATCTCAAACGACAGGATTTTCATCCATCGCGCGAGTTGGCAATCACCCTCGTTAATGCCGCCCACAGTGCCCTGCTCGCCGCTCAAGCAGATGGCGATCCCGCCGCCGCGCACGAAGTCCGTAAGAAACTCAAGACAATTGGGGATTGGTTCAAACTGCAACGCGCTCGACTGGTCGATAGCAATCTGGTTGTGGCCGAGCGGCTGCGCGCCGAACGGGTCATCGGCGGAATGCTGGCAAATGGCATCCGGCGCGGAGGAGATAGAAAATCAAAGTCACATGATGTGACTTTGATTTCCCGTTTGCCTGACGGTCTCACCAGGAACAATTCTTACCACTGGCAGCGCGCCGCGCAGATCGCCGACGCCGACTTCGAGCGGTGGATCATAGACGCAACAGCAGCCAAGCAGGAAATCAGCACGGCGGCCCTGCTGCGATTGTGGCTCGAGTTGTTTTTCTCGCCAGACGATACGCGACCCTGGCTGAGGATATTCAACATCTGGAACTTCGCAGCGCCCGATCCGAGATTCGGACAAGAGCATCCGGGTCAAATTCCCGGACAAATCATGCAGAACCTAAATTATTATTACACCAGTCCCGATGATCTAATCATAGACCTCTTTGGTGGCGGCGGAGTTTCACTCGATGTTTGCCAATACGATGACCCGGATTTTGGGCGAAGAAAATGTCTCACCTACGATATTGATCCGCGACGTGACGACATCATTCAACGAGACATTGTGCATGAGGGAATTCCCGACGTTTCACAAGCCAAAATGGTATTCCTCGATCCTCCCTACTGGAAACAGAAAAGAGGGGAGTACAGTACACAGGATACCAATTTGGCGAATATGCCACTCCAGGTATTCAGACAGTCTCTTTCAAAGATAGTCAGAGATTGCCTCCATTTCATCAAACCTGGTGGTGTGGTTGCTCTTATCATAGGGCCGACTCAGGAGAAATGGCAGTTCATCGATCATGCTGCTGACCTCATTCTAGATGTGGGAATCCCCTACCATAGAATCATCGTTCCATATACAACACAGATTCATGGTGGCAACTACGTCAATATGGCTAAGGAGAATAAGCAATGGCTATACCTATCGAGAGACTTGCTGATCTGGCGTCGAGCACTTGGGAACAGCGATTAGCAAGAGGCACTGAAGTAGAGAAACATTTTTCTGAGACAGCTCTCAAACTTGGCTATCATGCTGTAGAGCAGCGACCCATGATTAGGGATTCTGTATTCGTTCGGCATTTTCCAGACATCATCCTCGCTGAACTGCCGACAATATATTGGCAAGTCAAAGATGGCCGTCGTTCGGAGGAGTTTGACATGGTTCTCTCTGAGATTGCTTCATTCAATGCTTGTCGGGAGTTATCCAAGAGAGAGCCTCACGTACAAGTGTGCATTATGTGGGAAATGCCAGACGGCAAATTTAGAGGCAACTTTATAGATAGACTTGTGGTCACAGGGGTAATATCCGACGAAGCTAGAGAACGCGGCTCTCGCACTGCAGCTTATAAGATACGCAAATCTAATCTTGATAGCATTGAGAATGTAATCGAACAAGCACGATCGGGAACTCCTGCTCAGACCAAGTTCCCCTGGATCACTGATTAGAGGAGCGGTTTTGCTATGCCGACCACGACGACCCAACCATCACGCATCAAATTCTAGCGGGAGTTTTCGTTATGGCGACCAAAACAACGATCAAGCCTTCACGTGTCCTTACAGCGCTGCAATCACTCAACCTCAACTTGCGTTATAACGAGTGTGCGAATCGAATCGAAGTGGGTAGTCAACCCATGCACGAAGGTATTGAGGCTAAGATTCGGATCGACATGCGCGAACGTGGCTATCGTAATATGAGCATCCTCACCGATTGTATCATTCACCAGGCTTACCAGAATCGCTATCATCCCGTCCGATCCTACCTCACTCAAGCTGCGCTTCAATTTGACGGCCAATCACACATCGCAAGATTGGCCTCCTATGTTCGAGATACGGATGGCGTATTTTCGGTCTGGTTGCGTAAGTGGCTCATTGGCGCAGTGGCGAAAGTCGTGAAAGCCGAACAGAATCCGATATTGGTTCTGGATGGCGCACAAGGCATCGGCAAGAGCGAGTTGGTGCGTTGGTTGTGTCCACTACCTGATTATCATATCGAGGCGGCTATCTTGCCTGACGATAAAGATACTTATCTTCGCATTGCGTCAAAATGGATATGGGAAGTTGCAGAGCTGGGCGCAACGGTTCGACGTGCCGATCGTGAGGCGCTTAAACATATCATCACGCTACGGCATATCACGGTCAGACCGCCTTATGCTAAGCACGATATAGAGATGCCTGCAATGGCCTCATTCATCGGCACAGTCAATGACGAAGCGGGATTGCTGAATGACCCGACAGGCAGCCGACGTTTCCTGGTGTGCCACGTTGAATCCATCGATTGGAAGGGATATACAGGCAACGTCGATATATCGCAGGTGTGGGCCGAGGCGTACGCTGCCTACCTGCGCGGTGAATCATGGTTGCTATCCGATGTCGAGATGCTGGCGCAGCGGGCAATCAATGCGCGTTATGAGATTGACGACAGCATCGAGGGATTGCTCAAACGATACCTCACCGTTGATAAAAGTCATGATGATTGGTGGATTCCAACCGATGAAATTCTTGAAATTCTCTATGGTTCTGGGGGTATTACGATACAAAATTCGCATGGTTTGGGTGCCTGTGCTAGGAGATTGGGTCTCAAACGGGTCAAACGCAACAACAGAAAAGGCCAAAAAGTATGGGGTTTTACGGGTGTTGCGTTATAGTTCACATGCGGGACCCAAGGGACCCGAGGATTTATATAATGTCACTTTTATGCTATACGGTAAAATATTAAATAATACAAACGTTGGGTCTTTGGGTCTTTGGGGCGACATAATATGATACGACAAGTCGGTGATGTGCTCGAAGTGAAGATGCCATACAGCGCGTCGTTGGTGGCGCGGCTCAAGTCGCTGCCGCTGGAAGATCGCGCCTGGGACAAGGTAGGTCGGGTGTGGCGGGTGCACGCGCGTCACTTGCGATTTGTGCAGGAGGCATGTCGCGAGGCGGGATTCGACGTGTTGCCGCTGGTCGCTGTGCAGAATCAGTCGGCTCCTGTGCAACGGTTACTCCGCATCGAATACATCGGCGCGCCGAAGGAACGCAGCGACGGATCGTTCTCGTCCTTTGCTTGGTGTGGTGGCGGCTGGTCGGTGGTCGTTCCTAACGCCGTGCTGCGCCAGTGGTTTGACGGCACAACATCTCGACGTGACACACCGGATACCGATGGCACACTCTACGATATGCTGTTGGTCAAGCGCAATGCCGACGACGACGATGTGAAACGCGCCTATCGTCGCCTGGCTCGGCAGTGGCATCCCGATGTATGTCAGGAGGTCAACGCGGGCGACGTGTTCAAGCAGGTCGCCGCGGCATATCGAGTGCTATCCGATACGTTGCTGCGACGCAAGTATGATGCTGGCTTAGCACTCGCCGCCAGCACAAGTCGCCGCGATCATCACTTCGATCCACTCCGCGCTCTGACCCGTTGGACGCCGCCGCTGCGCTGTGGGCTGTTGGTTGCCGAGGGACTGCCTGGCGTCGGCAAGTTCGCCGTCTCGAAGATTCTGGCATGGGAAGATGTGACCGATGGTCAGGGTCTCGTCATGGTGACGACATGGCGGCTGGGCGACGACCATTTCACGACACAATGGGTGACACAATGACAACACAACTGACTATTGTCCCTGGTTCGTTGCTCGATTCAGCGCAAAAGAATCACCACAGCCTAGCTGAATCGTTCCTGTCCTGCGATGCGCTGGTCATTGTTGATTCGAGTGGCAGCATGGCAACTAATGACGCGCCGAACAACCGCCGCCGACATGACGCGGCACGCGACGAACTGCGCCGGATCCAGGCTACACTACCCGGTCGCATCGGTATCATCGTCTTCTCATCGACTGTGCAATTCGTGCCGGGCGGTGACTATCCTGAGTTGAACGGCGGAACGAATCTCACTGAGGCATTGCGTTTCGTCAAGGTCGCCGACGATTGCGGCATCCATCTCATCGTGGTGAGCGATGGCGAGCCAAACGATGAGACGACTGCACTGCAAGTCGCGCGCACCTTCAAATCGCATATCGATGCGATTTACATCGGCCCCGAAGCCGGTCGTGGTCGCGATTTCCTATGTCGGCTGAGCGAGGCGACCGGCGGTCGTTTCGTGCAGAGCGATGCAATTGCGCAGCTCGCCGATCCCGTGTTGCGATTGATGGGAGGATGACATGACGGCAGATTACCCGATTCAAGATGAGGTGTGGGTGCATGCTAGTCGTCTGCGCGGAGCGGAGCGGGCGTTGGCTCGGTTGCACGAAGAGGTGGAGCGACTCACACGTGAGCGGGATGAGTTGCGCGCGCAATTGGATGCCGCTCAGGAGCTTATTGCTGTCCGTGCATATTCGCCTGAATCCTCTGAGGGGGTTGACCCTGCGCCCGCGACGTGGCGCGAACTCGCCGAACAGGATGACTACGATGATGATTGACGACTGGAGAAACCTGTATCGCGGCGGGTGGAAGGGGCTGATGGTGGACGATGCATTTTCTCATCCAGCAAAGTTCAGCCGCAACCTGATCAAGCACATCTATGAGCATTGTATCGCGGAGGGTTGGCTACAGGCAGGCAATAGAAACTATGACTCACAAAATCTACGCTGAGGATGTAAACTTCTGGATGACTGGTCGTTCATCGCCGGACACCTGGATTGAGCGTGCCAAGAAACAGATTGCCGAGCTGGGCGGTAAAGTGATGGCTGAGGGATTCGGCAGCGACGCCGAAGGCCGTTCCGCGTTCATGCTCGGATTCGAGATGCAGGGCGACTCATTCAAAATCGTGTGGCCGGTTCTGATTTCGCAACGGGGTAATACTCAGGCGGCACGCATCCAAGCGGCGACCATGCTCTACCACTACGTCAAGAGCGTGTGCCTGTATGCGGTCATCGTCGGCACACGCGCCGCATTCTTCTCGCATTTGATGCTACCCGATGGTCGCACGGCTTCGCAGGTTGCCAATGCTGAGCTGGCCGATGTTGTGCCGACGATGATTCTGTTGCCTGCGCCGCACAGCCACTGACTATTCGGCCAGTTGACAATCCCCGCACTCCTCGCTTATAATTCGACCCACGGGATGGCGCGGCTTGATGCGCTCGCCTCCTGGCGTTGAATCGGCGCCATCCCAATTTCATCCACCGGAGGTTACCCCTATGTTTCGAGCCGCTTTCATCGACACTGTAACGCTCATCACCATTCTGACCGCCATCGTCGCGCTGTTGCAGACTGTGGCCGGACTGGAACTTGTGCCGCCCGAAATCGTGCCCTACCTGCTGCTCGCCGTCGCGCTGCTCAACGTCGTGATCAAGTTCTTGCGAGGTGAGCCGCTGTCGCTGGTCGCGGCGAGGCTGAAGAGTCGCAGGTAGCACAGGTCGCCATGCCGACCCCCGACCTCATCTCGCTCATCGCACAACATGGCGGCACGCTCGGTCTTGCGATCTTCGCGATCTGGATGCTCAATCGGGTCTGGCAGGATCGCGTCGAGGCAGAGAAGCAACACGCGGAGCGACTGCGCCTGATGTACGATGCGATCATCCTGGCGCTGAACCGCAATACCGAGATCCTCTCGACCCTCAGCCAGCAGATGAATCAACGTGCCGAGAACGACCGACACATTGCGGAGCTGCTGACGGAACTCAACAAATGACCGACGAAGAACTGATCGACGCCCTGCTGATCATCGCCCAGCGCGATGCCGAATTGCGCACCCTAGTCATCGCTCGACTGCGCGGTGTTTCCACTGATCATCGTTGGTTGCTCTGGCCGTCGCCGTTCCGCCTCGTCACGCAGCCCTTCGGCGCGAATCCCCAACTGTATGCCAGGTTCGGTCTACCTGGCCATGAGGGTCTTGACATCCGCGCGCCGAATGGCACGCCGATCTCGGCAGCCGCTGATGGTACACTGACCCACGTCGGTCGCCGCTCCACCAGCGACCCCTACGGCTACCACATTCGCATCCAGCACAAACGACCTGACGCCGAATATATGACGCTCTACGCGCACTTGACCAACGATTCGTCCAGGGCCAAGAAAGGCGATACAGTCAATCAAGGTCAGGTCATTGCACTGGCCGATGCCACTGGCAACGTTATGCCGCCCGGCTCCGCCGGTGCTCATCTGCATTTCGGTCTCAAACGCATCGGTCTGCAGGACGCCTATCACGGCTACATCGACCCGCTACCCTTTTTCGTCAACCCACCCGGAGGGTAATTCATGTCAAAGGTTGGTTTGCACATTGTCCCTGGTCCGCGCACCGGCTTCGGCACATTTCTGACTCGTCTGCGCGATGCCAATGCTGTGTCGCCCTCGTCGCCGCTGGTTTTGAAGATGGTCGGTGACTTTGGATCAGCGCAGGAGGCAAAGACGATCCTCGGCGCGGATCGTGTGCTTGCCATTGGTCGCAAGAGCGGCGAAGGTTGGGAAGGTCTGGATGTGCACGCCGTTGGCGGCACGCCGCCGCGTGACGTTGCTGCATTGCACTTTCAGCAGGTCTACGAGCCAGTCATCAAACTCAACCCACACATCGACATCTGGGAGCCGTGCAACGAGTGGTCGGCACACTGGTCGTGGCAGGCCGATTTCTACATTGCGCTCGCGCCGCACTTCGAGGCGCTTGGGAAGCGAATCGGGATGTATGCCTTCTCGACCGGCAACCCGCCGCTTGAGGCACACACCGCCATCGCCCGCGCTTGCGCGGCATTGAAGTCCAAAGGCCACATTCTCACCAGTCACGAATACGGTGGCGTGGGCGTGAGCATCCCGACCTTGCACGATACGCAGCCCTTCCATGCGCTGCGCTATCGCAACCTGTATGCCATGTTGAAAGCGCAAGACGCTGTGATTCCGTTGGTCATTAGCGAGGCTGGTCAGAATGGCGGCTTTGAGTTTATCGGCGTGGATGCCCTGGTCGAAGACTTCGCCTGGTATGATACGGAGCTATTCAAGGATGGCTTTGTTATCGGCTGCGCTGCTTGGACGCTCGGCAAGTGGAATGACGGCGCCAGCAACATCCAATCGGCTTTGCCAGCGCTGGCCGATTATATCGTCACACACCCAACGCCGACACCTCCCGTAGACGAGCCGCCGCCTGATCCATGCCGCGGCACTCCCCGTACACAATACAAACGCCGCTACATCGTGATCCATCCTGCCATCGTCAACCGCGAGCAGTTCTACGCCATCGCTGGCACGCGCCAGCATACCGTCGGCCCATCGGCCGACGACGCGGGCATCGGCGATCTCGACAGTCGCGAAGTCGTCGTCGTCCAACCCGACCTGTGGGGCGGCGACACAGCGCTGCGTGAATTCTACCAGCAGAACTATCCCGGCGTGACGTATACTGGTGTCAATGCCATGACGCCGACAGAGCTTGACCTATGGATTCGAGCACACCCGTTATGAGTCAACCAGACGAACCCATCTTGATGACAGAAGAGACAACCGACTCCGCTCTAGATGCCGCATTGATGCAAGCGAACAAGGTCGCACACCTGGTCGGCAGATTCCTATCTGGTTCCTACTCAGTCGGCGCCTTCCGTCGTCTCGTCAACGTTGAAGGCCGTACTCTGCGCGACCTGCTCAACGCTATCGGCTACCGTGTACGCAACGATGGCACACTGGTCGGGCCAGATGAAGAGTGACCTCATCGCCTGGTCGGCTTATCTCGGCTTTGCCCTGCTGTGCATTGCCGTGATGGTGATTGCATGAAACCCGGTCGCAAGCGCAAAGAGATCGACATCACCGAAGTAGAACGGCTAGCCGGCATTGGCCTGACCGATATACAGATTTGCCACAGTCTCGGCATTAGCGATGAAACTCTACGCCGCCGCAGAATCGAGAGTGTGGAATTTGTGGAAGCGATCAAAAGAGGCAAGGCCAGTGCGCTCAACACCGTCAGCAGTAAGTTGATGGAGCTATGCAAAGATGGCAACCTCGGCGCAATCGTCTGGTACGACAAAACCCGCGCGCGCCTCAGCGAAGCGCCGTCGGAATCGACTACCCGTCTCGTCGTCGAGCACCGTCACCAAGCGCATCCCGCTGCCGGAACTGCACCCGACACAGCGCCGGGTGATGAGCACGTCGGCGCGCTTCAAAGTACTGGCCTGTGGTCGGCGCTGGGGCAAGACGACGTTAGGCATCGAAACGGCGATCGACATCGCACTGCGTAGCGGTATCGTTTGGTGGATCTCGCCGTCGTATCGCATGGCAGCGCTGGTGTGGCGCGAACTGAAACAGATACTGGTCGAAGCGCATACGGAGAAGAACGAGATTGAGCACTACCTCGAACTACCGACTGGCGGCAGCATCACGGTGCGCAGTGCCGACAACCCCGACTCACTGCGCGGCGCAGGATTAGATTACGTGATTCTCGACGAATGTGCACTCATCGCGGAGGATGCCTGGCAAGCTGCGCTCCGACCGGCACTCGCCGACCGCAACGGCGGCGCATTGCTCATCTCGACGCCGAAGGGTCACAATTGGTTCTGGCGACTGTATCACAGTGATGAGGTGGTTGCTTATCAATTCCCGACTCGTGACAATCCATTCATCCCGGCCGGTGAAATCGAGGCGGCACAACGTAGCCTACCGGAGCGCGTCTTTGCACAGGAGTTCGAGGCGCAGTTCATTGACGATGCCGGCGGCGTGTTCCGGCATGTTGTCGAAGCGGCGACAGGTCACGAGCAAGACCGCATCGACGGCCACACCTACATCGCCGGCGTGGACGTGGCACAAGCGGTTGATTTCACGGTGTGCAGCGTGGTCGACGTGATGACCAAGCAGCAGGTCTATCAGGATAGATTCAACCGCGTTGACTTCAGTGTGTTGGAAGACCGCCTGACCGCAACCTACCAACGCTACAGCCTGACCACGATGATCGTCGAGTCGAATAGCATCGGCCAACCCGTGATCGAGAACCTCATCCGGCGTGGCCTGAACATCACATCCTTCGCCACGACCAGTGCCACGAAGGACGCCATCGTTCGCCAGTTGCAATCGGCATTCGAGCATGGCGATATTCGCATCCTGAACGATAGTGTACTGGTCAACGAGTTGCAGGCATTTGAGTCGCAGCGTAGCACGTCGGGTCTGTTCCGCTATTCCGCGCCGGCCGGGATGCACGACGATTGTGTGATGGCGTTGGCGCTGGCCTGGAGTGGTGTGCAAAACGCCGGCCCGCTCATCGCCTTCGCGCTGGAGTGGTAATGCGATACGAAGTCCACGTCCTCTCACCATTGTCCGATCGCAAGGCCACCGTCAGCGGCGCGCTGCGCCTCGACGCGCTGCACGAATTCCTCACTGGACCGCAAGACGACGGCGGCGGCGCGCTGCTCACCGTTGAGCAGGCATATCGCTTCGTGCCGTGGGAGCGGCGTGCGGTCAACCTGATTGCCAATGCCGTGTCGCACGTGCCGTTTGCGCTGTGGAGTGGCGAGAAGGACGTAGCCGAAAGCAACCCGCTCGCATTGCGCTTGCCACGCTTAATCAACTTGACGGCTCGTTCCGTCGAGAAGATAGGTTGCGCCTACTGGCTGCTGGAAGCGAACAAGGTAGGTCGCAACGTCATGCCGCGTTTCGTGCCGGCTAAGTCGGTCAAGCCGGTCATTGACAAGGAGAAAGGTATCACCGGATTTGACATTGGCTTTAGTACGGGTGGCAAATCGTTTCCATTGGATCAGGTCGTCTACTTCCACCTGCCGAATGACGACAGCGAAACCGAGGCCGATACGCCGCCATCGAAGACTGCAGTCGAGGCCGCATCACTGTTATGGGCCGCCAACCGCGTCGCCTCGAAGTTCTACGCTGGCGGCATGGTACAAACCTCGTTGGTCATCGTGCCGTCTGTAACGAGTGATGACGAACTCAAGCGCATCGAAGGCTTCTTCAAGCGCATGGCAACCGGCCTGCGTAACGTGTTCCGTGTCATAGCCGTGCGGTCTGGCGTCGACGTTAAGACCATCGGCCAGACCATACGCGACGCGCGCATGCCGGAGCTGGTACTTGAAGCGCGTGACGATGTAGCGGTGGCACATGATATTCCGCCGACCGTGCTCGACGGCAAGGCAGCCAACTTCGCCACGGCACAAAGCGAATGGTACGGCTTCTATATCGCGAAGGTAATCCCAATGGCAGAGTGGATTGAGAATGTGGTCAATGAACAGTTCTTGATTCGCATCGGTCTGCGCTTGGAGTTCCAATCGAGCCGGCTAGAGATTATGCAAGCGGCACAATTGGAGCAGGCACAGGCGACGCAGGCACTCTACAACCCGCTACCCGGCGATGGGATTATCGACCGCGATGAGGCGCGCGACCTGGTGGGATATGTTGAGCGCGAAGAAGTCGCATCACCGAATAGCGAGTCGCCGAATGGCAAGGTGCGAGGCGATGACCTGCGCGCGGCAACCGAGGCGGTCAATCGCGCCGTCGCTGCGATGGAGCGCCGATGATTCTCGACGCGCTGGGTCGGATGCTGGAGACGCTGGAGCAACACGGTGTCAAGGCAGCACGCCAGCCGCGCCGCGCTCGGGTCGGCGTGAGCGACTACGAGGCTGAGCTGCGTGCGATCTATGCGGAATGGTCGGACAATTTGGCCGCACAGTTGGCCCACGCTGATGCAGACGACCGCGACCGGCTGACCGAAGCGGCGCTAGCGCTGCTGCTGGTGCGACTGCAAAGAGTAGGACGCCGACGCCTACAGGTCGCCGTCGAGGAAGCGCTGACCGAGACCGATGCCGACATCGACCTGCCCGACGACCTGCTGATGGATGCCATCGCGGACAACGACCAGTTCCTGGCGGCAAGTCTCATCCCAGCATTGCGCGAACGGGTTGCCAATGGCTTGAACGACGAGGACATCGTCGCGGCACTTGCGGCGGACGAAGGTGAAGCGGCACTCGGCGACCTAATGGACGGCGCCGAGTCGCGTGTGGCGCTGTATGCGGGCGCATGGTGGACGCTGTTTCACGACGCATGGGGATTCGTCGTCGGGCAGCGCGGGTCGCGTGTGACGGCGTATCTCGATCCGAGGGCAGCGCATTGTAACGAGTGTCCGCTGTATCAAAGCGTTGCGGGTGAGGTGTATGAGTCGATGGCAGACTACTTGTCGCAGACCGGCGATCGCGTGCCTGGCGAATTTGAATGTCTCGGAAATTGTCGGTGCTGGCTGACGGAGGCTTAGCCGATGGCGCTGCCAGCCTATCGTTCGTCAGGTGCGCGGGTTGCGAGCATAACGACGGCAACGCCGTTAGGTGGCGCCGGCTTGGCCGTCAATGATGTAGAGCTGCTTCAGGTTGAATCGGCGGACGAGGCGGTAACACTTTCGACAGCGAACGGGTTTGCCGAAATCACTGGCTCGCCAGCATCGGCGCCCAATGCCGACCTGCTGATAGCGACTCGCATCACCGTCTTCTGGCGGCGCTGGGACGGGGTGAAAGGCGATCCGGTCATCGCCGACGCGGGCAACCACGTTCACGCGCAGCGGCACGCCTTCAGCGGCGTCATCACGAGCGGTGATCCGCAAAACATCACGGTCGGTTCGGCAGAGACGGTCGAGGACACCTCGGGGTCGGCTACTGGCGGAACAACGACGGTCGATGATTGTCTCGTTGTCCTGCTCGCTGTCAGTGCCAAGCCGGACGCCGCCGACGCGCCACGCTACAGCGCGGAGACCAATGCCGACTTGGCGAATATCATTGAGCAACAGGACGGCTCGACCAACATCGGCAATGGCGGCGCGATGATGATGACGACCGGCGAGAGGGCGACGGCGGGCGCGTTCGGCGCGACCACCTATACGCACACGACGCTGACCTACAAGGCACATTTACAAGTGGCGCTAAAACCGGTACCACCCGCAGCATTTCCGCCGCCCTCTCGACGGCGTGAAGCAACTCTAGTCAGAATGTAAGGAGAGGATAACATGGAGTCAGGAAGAAGTTACGTCGCGTTGATGGAGAACGTCTCGGTCTCGATACTCAAATCGCTGATCGAATTCACCGCGCCGACGAATCGGCTGGTGACGCTGCTCGAAGCGTGGATTTCGCAGACGGTGAGCGAAACGTCCACGATGGAAACAGCACAGATCATCCGCAAGACTGCCGTAGGAACGGGCACGGTTTTCACTGCGCGACCATTGGCTGAGAATGCAGCAGCCTATGGCGGCACAGTGCGCACTGATCTGACGGTGGAGGGGACGCTTGGCAATATCATGCACATGGAAGGTTTCAACATCCTCAATGGCTGGTATTACAAGCCTGTTCCCGAAGCGCGCATCTGGGTTGCGCCCGGCGGATTCTTGGCTGTCCGATTTGGGGTTGCGCCGGCTGCTGCGCTTACCGTCAGCGCGGGCATGATCTTCGCCGAAGTCGGCTAAACACGATAGCGGGTAGCATGTGCCCAAGCATGTCTATCGTCCGCCATTCAACTATGCGGCTCGCGTGCGGCGCATCACTGAAGCTGGTGCGCCGCCGCCGCCGTCGCCGTTTCCGCCGTTCAGGCCACGTCGTGTCTGGCCTTTTGGGCGGCGCTTCTGGATTGCGCCTCGGCGTGTCGGGATCGCGGCTATCCTGGCTGCTCCAGCGCCAGCGCCAGAACACATCCCGCCACGGCGACGAATTGCGCCATTCGACAAGCGGCGCTTCGACATCGATCGTCGGCGTGTGTCGGTCGCCGCACTCTTGGCTGAGGCTCCGCCGAGTGCTTATACACCTACGCGACGGCGAGTCACGCCATTCGTCCAGCGACGATTCGACGTTGAGCGGCGGCGTGCTCGTGTTGCCGCGATTCTGGCCGAAGCACCGCCAAGCGCCTTCACGCCCACGCGACGACGACTCTATCCATTCGCGGCAAGACGCGGCGACATACCGCGCCGCCGAAATCTTATCGCCGCGCTGTTGGTCGAAGCGCCACCGAGTGCCTACACACCGGTCGAGCGGCGTGCCTATCCATTCGCAGTCAAGCGCAGTGACATACCACGCCGGCGTAGTCTCATTGCGGCGCTATTGGCCGAAGCGCCGCAGCCAGCAGTCTATACTCCACCGCGTCGCAGCGTGTATCCATTCGTGGCGCGGCATCTTGACATCCCGCGCCGCCGCTTTGTCGCTGCGATTCTGGCGGCTCCGCTGGTCGCTGAGTTCGTGTTTGCGCGACGGCGTGTCTGGCCGGGTTGGTTGCAGCGCATCCCGGTATCGGATCGTCGTCGATTTATTGCGGCCATTCTCGCGCCTGTGCCGCCCGTACTGGGTGAGCCGTTGAAGCTGACGTTTCGTGAGCGCGACTTGGCTTTGTCGTTTGGAAAGCGGCGTGTCGCTTTGACCTACCCAATCCGCAGCATTACATTGACTTTCCCGGACAAACGCGAATGAGCGAGCGACGCGCCATCGAAAGTCCCGTCCCCATCGGCCTGGGATTCAACCGACCTTTCACCGCCACACTGCCGACATCGTGGGGTGCGCCAACCGGCACGCCGACGCTGAGCATCTTCGAGTTGCCAGCGCGAACCGACGTGACCGCCACGACGACGAGCGGCACAAATAGCGTCGCTGCACAGGTCATCACGACCAAGAGCGTGCTACGCAGCGGCATGACGCCGGGCAAGCTATACGAGGCGGTGCTGGAGTTCGCGCTGACCGGCGGCGGTGCGGACTCGTGCGACTGGATCATGGATTGTGAGGATTGATATGGCGGGTGCAAGCGTCGAGATTCGCGGCCTGCGTGAGTTGCGGGCCAAATTGAAACGCATGGACGATTCGCTGCGCGACGAGCTGGCCAAGACCGTGCGCGACGCGGGCAAGCTGGTCGAGATTGAGACGAAACGTTATCCCGCGCCATCACGTCGCAAGATGCAATTCGTCAGCGAGAAGCAGCGCCGCTATGTCATGTGGCTAGTGCGACAGGGCAAAGTCCCGTATCGCAGGACGCATCAACTGGAGACGGGATTCAATACGATGGTCAAGAGCATTGGCAACGATGTAGTAGCGACCGTTGGCAGCAGCGCGCCACACGCAGCATGGGTAAAGGGCCACAAGCGGTTCGGCAGCGCTGGACCTCAGGCAGCGTATCATCGCGGCACGTGGAAGACGCTGCTGGCCGACCTGCAGGCGAAACGCGGCGAGATTCGCGAACTGTTCAAGACAATGGTGAGGCGATGGATCAAAAAATAGACTTCTCCGATTTAACTATGGTCTTTGTCAAGGGATTCGCTAAGTGGGCTAAAGCGATAAAGCGGGCCGGAGTGAATCTTGATAAATGGGAAAAGTTCAGGATTAGATTCTGGTTGAAGTTAGGAAAGACGGTACGCGCACAGCGTATCATCTCGGCGCATCTGGATAAAGAAGTTCAAAGATGGCTGAAATGACAACGATGCCGACGATAGCCGTCACGGTGCGCTGCACAACTGCCAACGAGCGGCTGCTCGAACAATTGGCGCGTGCTCTTGAGCAATTGACAAAGACGGGTAGACCTTTTATACTTGTAATTAGCTCGGATGGAGAACGCATCGGCCTGTGGCACGCTCAGAAGGCCGGTCTGTTCTGAAATAGTTTCAATCGCAATCGAATAGCACAGCGCACCGCGCGCCGACTTCTGCAAAAGAGAAGTGCGGCGCGCTTTTGCTGTATGCACTTTAGTGTTTTGCGAGGATAGGTATGGAATACAAGACGACACCGCAGTTCGTCAAGCAGATCGAAGGCCGCACAGTTACCGGCTTTGCCGGTGTGTTCGGCAACATCGATGCGGGCAACGATCGGCTGTGGAAGGGCGCATTCAAAAAGACTCTGACCGAACGCGGCAAACGTATCCGTCACTTGTGGCAGCACGACACGATGAATCCACCGATCGCCGCGGTGCGCGAACTGCGCGAGGTGGGACGCGACGACCTGCCGGACGAACTCAAACAGAGCTATCCCGATGCCACTGGCGCGCTGCTTGTCGCGCGTGAGTATCTTGATACGCCGCGCGGCAGCGAAGTGCTGGCGGGTATTCAGGTCGGCGCGATCACCGAGATGAGCTTCGGCTACGACCCAGTCAAATACGACTTTGAAGGGGAAGCCTCGAAAGAAATCCAGATTCGCAACTTGCGTGAAGTGCGGCTATGGGACACCAGCGATGTCAACTGGGGCATGAACGAGGCGACGTTGGCAAGCAAAGCCGCTGTGCCCTACCGTGATACGGGTATCGCCGACGAAGGCACGGCCTGGTCAAAACCAGGTCTGAGCGACTTCACCGACGAATCATTCGAGGACTTATCCGATGGCGAGAAGCGGCGCATCGCGGTGCACTATGCTTATAGCATCAACATGCCGCCGGAATCATTTGGCGATCTGAAGTTGCCGCATCACCAGGCGAGTCGAGAGGGTACAGGTAAGGCCGTGTGGAAGGGCACCGCTGCCGCAATGGGTGCGCTACTGGGTGCGCGTGGCGGCGTGGACATCCCCGATGCCGATCGCAGTACAGTTCATTCGCACTTAAGCAAGCATTATTCACAATTTGACAAAGAGCCGCCCGATCTCAAGCTCATCGAATTGGCGCGAGTCGCACGGGATTTCGACCCCGCCGCACTCAAAGCCGGTCGCGTGCTGTCTGCCGCGAACATCGAGAAGTTGAAACGGACACTCGACGCATTGAACGAAGTTTTGCAAGCAGCCGAGCCGGAAGAAGACGACGAGAAGATCGCCGCACTCACTGCCAACGTACTGACCCGCTTGCGATTGGCCGAGCGGGAGATGTCGAACCGTCAGTGAGGTGACGCAATGACTTTAGAACAGTTGAAGTTGAAGTACGCAGAGAAGATCGCAGCGGCCAAAACAGCGACGGAAGCGCAGGACTACGCCAAGGCGACCGCGCTGCTCGACGAGGCCGACGCGATCAAGCAGCAAATCGACGCGCTCGAATCCAAGACGGCTGAGCACGCCGACATCAACAAACGGCTCGATGAGGTGACGGCCATCCTCAAGCGATTCGAGGATGAACCGGCATTGCGCAACGCGGGTCACGTTTCGGGCAGCGGCGGCACGAGCGATGCGAAGACGACCAGCTTCGCCGACTATCTGCTGGCTGTGCGACGCGGCGACGAGAAGCGGCTTCGCACGGTCTACAAGACGCGTCCCGCCGAAGAGGAACCGGGCGAGGGCAAGGCGCTGGGTGAAGTGTCCGGCACGGCCGGCGGCTATGTCGTCCCGACGCAATACACCGCTGAGCTGTACGAGATCGCCGCCGAGGAGAGTATCGTTCGCTCGCGTGCATTCGCGTATCCGATGACGGCGCGCACTGCCATCCTACCGATGCTGGATCAGACGACTGCGCCGACGGCAGGCAACACGGCTTTCTTCGGCGGTCTGGTCGCTGGCTGGATGGAGGAGGCTGGCGCAGTTACCGAACGCGAACCGAAGTTCCGACAGATGAGTCTGACTGCCTGGAAGCTCGGCGGCTATACCAAAGTCTCATCTGAGCTGCGCGAGGATAGCGCGATTGCGCTCGAGGCACTGCTGAAGCGCCTGTTTGGTGGTGCCATCGGTTGGTACGAGGACTTTGCCTTCCTGCGCGGCAATGGTGTAGGCAAGCCGCTCGGCGTCGAGAACGCGCCCTCACTCATCACCGTCACGCGCTTGGCCGCTGGGGCTGACTTCGAGCTGGCCGATGCACGCGGGATGCTCAAACGACTTGTCCCCTCCTCGCACAAGAAAGCAGTCTGGGTCGTGCATCCGTTTATCATCGACTCGCTGCTGCAGCTGTCCACGACGAATACCGTCGTGGCCTGGGCGCCTGATGTGACGAAAGGCGCACCGGCGATGCTGTATGGACTGCCGGTGATGTTCAGCGAGAAGATGGCAGCCAGCGGCACGGCATTCGACGTAGCGTTGTGCGACTTCTCGTACTACGTGATCGGCGACCGGCGGATGCTGGAGATCGCGTTCAGCGAACACGCCTTCTTCACCAACGATCAGGTGGCCTGGCGCTTCACGCATCGCGTCGATGGACAGCCGTGGCTGAACGCGGCGATCACACTGGCCGACGGCACGAACACCGTGTCGCCGTTCGTCTCACTCGTATAGGAGTCTGACATGCCTAAAGGTTTCCCCTCTCACATCTATCAGGACTTGCCGGTGGTCGGCAAGATCGATCCGACAAGCGCCGCTGCATCGGCTGTGCTCACTTCTGATGCCGTGGACATGGAAGGTTTCTCGCGGGTCATCGCAGTGGTCGCCGTGGGTAATACCGATCGCACGGTCGATGCGTTGCTGGAGTCTGATGCTGCATCGGCCTTCGCATCACCAGTGACCATCACCGGCAAGACGACCACGCAATGGGCGGCCACCGACGACAACACGATCAAGACGATCGAGGTGGCTGGCGAGGAGATCAGCGACGCCGCTGAGAAGTTCGTGCGCGCTAAGCTGACGGTCGGCGCAGGTGGCACGGTGACGATCGTCAGCGCAACGCTGCATGGCGTGCCGCGCTACCTGCCCGGCGCGCAGTTGGCTGCGGTCTCGCAGAACGTATTCTAATCGGTCGGGGGAGTGCCACGTGGCACTCCCCCGCCGCACGGGATCGCCATGCCGGATACGATACTGCGCTTTGGCGGGGGGCCGATCCCGCTGGACTTCCGCCTCATCGATAACGAAGACGGCACCTACTCGTGGCGCATCTGGAATGAGGACGGCATCCCGCCGCTCATCCCAGGACTCAAGGCGAAGATCGTCACCCCTTCGCACTGGCAGTTGGAGCACAGTCCAGCAGCCAACACGCAGGCGACGATCACACATCCGGCACAAGGCACAGGCCGTCACATCGTGTGCACGGCAATCAACTTCACATTGGCGGCTGGTCTCATTGCGCCCGCTGCCGTATCGCTGCTGTGCGAGGCGTTGGACGGAGCGACTCGCATCTGGTCGGCGCGCTTGGCCTTGCAGGCGCTGGCGGGTAGTGTGGCGGTTGCGGCGCCGCCTCTCATCCTACTCGGGTCAGCGAACACAGCGATGACACTACGCTTCGACGGGGCTGGCGGACTCAATACGTTTGAAGCGGTGGCCGCACAGGGCTACGGTGTGAGAGTGTAATGGCAGATTACGTGACGCTATCGGAAGTCAAAGCGGCAATGCCGGATACGCAATGGACGATCGCCTACGATACGATTCTGGCTGCCGCGATTACCCGTGCGTCACGCGACATCGACCTGTTCACGCAGCGCGGCGATAACGAGTTCGCCGCCAGCGCCGATGCGACGAGATACTTCGATGGCAGTGGCAATACTGACCTGTGGATCGGCGAGCTGGCCGCCGTGCCGACAAGTGTCGCCGTTGCCGAGGGTGGCGACGTGGACTCCAGCGCGGGCACGGGCGGCACGTACACGACCTGGGCGGCGAGCGACTTCCTGGCGTGGCCGTACAATGCGGCGCTGCGTGGTCGGCCGTTTTTGCGCCTGGATGTGGACATGTTGAATGGGTCGAAGGCGCACTGGTTCACCTATCCGAAGTGCGTCAAGATCGTCGGCAAGTTTGGCTACAGCACCGCCGCGCCGGAGCCAATCAAGAAGGCAACGATCATCCAAGCCATACGTCACTTCAAGCGGGGGCAACAGGCCTACATGGACACCGGCGCGATTGTCGAGCTGGGGCAGTTGACCTACACGCAGGCGCTCGACCCGGAAGTAGCCAACATCGTCCAGCACTACACGCGATACGTCGGGGAGTTTGTCTAGTGGCACTACGCGACGCGATCGCACGGCTGCAATCACACGCTGGCGCGCTGGCTGGGATGAAAGAGGCGCCGATCGACCCGCCGGAAAGTGCCAACCAGTTCCCCTTCGCAGTGTCATATATGCGTAGCTTTTCTTGGAAAATCGAGAGCGCTGGTTTCTCACACGCATTCGTGATGTTGATAACGGAGATTCATGTGGCGCGCAATGTATTGCCGTTGGATGTTCAATTGGCATTGCCGTTCTTCGAGCCGTTCCTACGAAAGTTGCTCGCTGACCAGACATTGGGCGGCACAGTAGATAATATAGGTGGCGCAACAGGCGGGTTCGGCTCAATGGAGTATGCTGGTCATCCGACTCTCGGCTATCAGTTCGTACTAACCGGTCCCGAAGGTGACGGTGTGAAGGTGACAATCACGTGAGGTGAGACATGACGGATAACGACAAGAGCGCACCCGATACGCCGCTAAGTGTGTTGATCATCCAGTTCGCCGCTCCCGGCGCAGCGGAGTTTCAAATCAAAAGCGAGAACGTCACACCGGCGCAACTGCTGGCCGCTGCGACCTGGCTCGACTGGTATGCGCGACGGATGTTCGATGCGGTTGTCGAACAGCGCAACGTGGCTGTGCCGCAGGTTGTCTTACCCTCGAATCTGAAAGGACACTGAGATGACACTGAAATACACAGGCGGCGGATACGGCGGGTCGCTGCACGGCATCCCGGCGCGCGACCTGACGGACGATGAATTGGCGGCACTGCCGATGACCGATCAGGAGTTGGTCAAGTCGGGTCTGTATCAACGTGCCAAGTCGGAAGATAAAATGACGCGGCGCAAGGGTGAAGACAAGAGCGCCGGGGAAGGTGAAGGCTAATGGGAATCCGTGGACTCCGCCGAGTGCAATTAGGTCGTGAAGTCACAGAAGGGACGAGTGTAGTCAGTACCGCCAACTGGCGCGGCGAGAGCGGTAGCGGCTTGGTGGACACCCGCGAGGTCGTCTTCGTCGAGGAGGATATTGGTTACGTGTCGGGTCTTGACCGAACGCACGTCCCGCGTTTGGGCGGCACATTTGCGATGGACGCGACGCCGGCCACGTTCGAGCAGCTGCCGTATCTGCCATCGGCATCTATCGTCAACGTCATCACGGGTACAGCTGATGGCGTAGGCAGCGGCAAAATCTACACCTATACTTTCAACACGAACAGCGTGCAGGCCATCCAGCCGTATACCATCGAATACGGTGACGACCAAGAGGCCGAGGAGATGAACGGCTCGTTTGCCGAGTCGTGGGAGTTGGCCGGGCGCGGCGGCGAAGCAGTCATGATGTCGGCAGCCTGGGTGGGTCGCAGCGTGGCGGTCGCGGCCTTCACAGCGCAGCCGGCAATCCCAACGGTCGAAGATGCGCTGTTTGGCAATAGCAAGCTGTTCGTCGATGCCATCGGTGGCACGATCGGCACGACGCAATTGGTCGGCACATTCCTCGGCGCATCGCTGCGAGTCAACAGCGGTCACACACACAAACACAGCGGCGATGGCAGTTTGCAGCCGTCGATCCGCTACCTCAGCAAAGGCAAATACATGGTCGATTTCACCTTGACCTTCGAGCATGACGCCGGCGGCGTGGCGCGCAAGGTGGACTGGCGCGCCGAAACAGCGCGTCTGGTGCGTTGGCAGGTTGAAGGCAGCAACTTGGCAACCGCCGGTACGTTGTTCAGCAAGAAGACGATCCGCTTTGATTGCGCCGCGAAGGTGACGGTGGTGCCTGGCTTGGGCGACCAGGACGGCAACGATATTCTCGAGGTCTCGTTCCGCAGCCGATACAACGTGACGTCGGCGCGTCATGCCTCTCTCGTCGTGGTCAACGAAATCGCCGCACTCCCTTGAGGTGAAACGATGATAATCACTCCCCTACGTCAGCGGCACGTCGAGACCTTCGTCAAGAAGTTGCGCGAGGACAGCATCGATTTGCTCTCGCCCTATGCTGGACTCCCGGTCAATGAGAATGGCAACGTGCTGTTGATTCATCTCGTTGAGCGGCATGGCATGATCTGCCGCGCCGCAGCGATGGCCGGGATGTTGAACGGCATCGATCCCGATGATCTGGAACCGTGGCAGGCCGATGACTTGTGCAGCGAAGTCATTCGTGCAGTGGGAGCATCGCTGTCTCGCCCAAAAGCCTTCTCGTTGCTGCCTACGAGTACGCCTACGGCCGCGGAGATTGCCCCGCTGAGTTGAATCTGTACTTCTTGGCGCAGCGATTTGGCAAGCTACCAGAGGACGGCGGGTTGCGCGACCAGATCGCAGGCGAGTTGGATCGCATGGCGGCGGCTTACGATGTGTACGCCGCTGTTCGTTTGTACCGGTCGTGGCCGATCGACAAGATGAGTGAGTTTCCGACGAAGCATCCTGACGTTTGGCGCATCATAAAAGACATGATGGAGCTATATCGCAATGGCGGATGAACGGCTAGAAATCGCAATCAAAGCGGTCAACGAGGCGAGCAAAGCGCTGCGTGAGGTGCACAAGGATTTGGGCGGCCTCGACGACCAGGCCAAGAAGACTAGCGGCGGCATGGACTTGCTGGGCAAGGCTGCCAAAGTGGCTGGTGGTCTCCTCACGCTCAAGCTGGCTAAAGAGGGTTTGGAGTTCGTCATCGGTTCGGCGATGGAAGCTGAGAAGGTCATGGCGGCGACCGAGGCCGTCATCAAATCGACTGGCGGCGCCGCTGGCTTGACCGCCGATGAAGTGAGTAACCTGGCAACACGCTTCTCGAATCTGACCGGCATCGATGATGAGTTAATCCAGAGCGCCGAAAATGTTCTGCTCACCTTCACCTCGATCGGCGAAGATGTATTCCCGCAGGCGATGGAGGCGGCGCTGAATATGAGCACGGCGCTGGGCACGGATTTGCAAGGCGCCGTCATCATGGTAGGCAAGGCGTTGCAAGACCCGGTGGCGGGTTTGACCGCGTTACGAAGGGCGGGTGTCAATGTCAATGCCGAGATGAAAGGAACCGTCAAGGCGCTGGTAGATGCTGGAAAAGAATCTGAGGCGATGGCACTCATTCTCAAAGAGCTGAATACCGAATTCGGCGGCGCGGCAAAGGCGGCAGGTGATACCTTCGCGGGCAAGCTGGGCAAAGCGCAGGTCGCATTAGGGAATCTGGGTGAATCAATCGGTAATAAACTTCTCCCGATTCTCGGTGATATAGCAGACGGGCTTGTGCGTATGCTTACGCACATGGATAAACTTCGGGAGAGTACAAAGGCATCCGGTGAGGAGATACTTAAAAATGCTGATGGCTATGCTCATTATCGGGCGGCACAGGAACGTTTGGCGGAATCGCTCGATGCCGAGATCAATGCGGCTGGAGAATTGGTTCGCGTGGATCGATTCCTCGGCATTGCATTGAGTGAGGTTGAGTTAGGCACTAGGGTATTGAGTGAGGCCGAATTTGAATCGACACAAATCGCCGCGCGATTAGGCGACGAGCGCAGAGAAAATATCGAAGCGATGCAGGCCAATCAGGTTGCCGCTGCCGAATTGAGAGGCGTGATCGAAGAGGAGTTGATACCGACTGAAGAAGAGCTGGCAAAGGCCGAAGAGGCCGCCGCCAAAGCCGCTGAGGAGCAGGCCCGAGCACTCGACAAGGCGCGCGATAGTGCATCCACTGCCGCCGAAGGATTCTTCGGTTTGGCACAGGCATATACTGAAGGCGTGACTAAGTTGGATACGGTCAAGCGTGCACTGGATGCCATTGACGAAGCACAGCGCAAAGGCATTATCACGGATGGCGAGCGGCGCACGGCACAGGAACAAATCATGCTTCAGTACGGCCTGACCAGCGAAGCGGGTCTCGTCATGGCACGTGCAGAGGAGGAGGTCAATCGTCTCCTCGATGCAGGATTGCTTTCTGCGACAAACTATACAACTGCATTGACACTTATCCCCGCAGCGGCAAAGGATGGCAAAGTCAACATGGACGAGCTGGGCGAAGGCGCCCGAATTGCGGCGGAGAAGATGGGCGATGCTGAGCAGCACGCTGAGCAGTTGCGCGACCGCATCGCACAATTGGAGAGCAAGGATATAACCGTCACGACGATTTTTCGTCAGGAGTTACATGAGCAAAGATTTGGCCCAGGTGGACGACTTCTCGGTGGCGGCCGGCAATTCGGCGGACCGGTGTTCGGCGGACGATCAGTTATCGTCGGCGAAGGCGGGCCGGAGCTGTTCGTACCGGGCGCAAGCGGCGGTATCCTGTCCAACACCGACATGCGGCGCGTGATTGCATTGTTGGAGACGATTGCCGGTGGCTTGTCGCGCCCGAACCAAACGACGATCAATGCGAGTGGCGTTGATTTGTCCGATCTGAGTCAGCGCGCGCGCGGGCTGCGCATGGTCGGCATAGGGAGCAGCGTATGACCGCGCCGATCGTCCGCTTCGCGCAGGGCGCGCAGACGCTCAATCTCAACGATGGATTGCGCTATTCCGTTGATACGGGATTCACGCCGCCGTCCGTTCAAATCGTGCCGCAGATTGCCACGGGCACCAGTGCCAATCGCACTGGCGGCGGACGGCGCATCGGGCAGCGAGCAGTCGATCGGTCGTGGTCGTGGTCGCTCAATGTGGTTGGCGCTAGTGACCGTGAGGTGTCGCGTGGCGCATTGGATGTGCAGGCGTTTCTCCAGCGCGCTGGCGATCCATCTGAGCCGCTCTATTTGGAATTCAAGGCGAACAGCGACACGCCATTTCAGCCGCTATGGGGACAAGACGGCTGGCTGCGTTACGAAATTCTACACGGTAGCGCAACGATCGCGGATGAATACATCACGCCCTCGCGGCGACAGGGCTATATCATTTTGAATGTCGAGCTTGTCATCAAGCCATTCGCCATCGGCCTACGGCAGCAGCTCGGTTCGGCGCTGGGCGGCGTGCTGGAAGACACTATCGGCACACTCGACGGCATCTCGCGCGGCCTGATTGTGCCCGAAGCGACGACGAATAATTTCACCAATCCAGTATTCGGACATGCGACGTGGAACAATGGATGGACGGCCGGCGCGAACATCCTGGCAACTCAGAATGTAGACAAGAACTTTGTGCTCTTCGGTGTGAATTCGGCCAAGTTGACCTCCACCGGCGCAGCCAATCAATTCTATCAGGTATTGACGCTCACCGCTGTCACTTACACCATCACGTTCTATGTCAAAGCGCCAGACAGCAGCGCGATCACATCTACGCAGGTGCGCGCCTATTTCAACAGCGTCTCTCAAATACCCACTTTCACAGCCATCGGCAATGGTTGGTATCGCGCAGAATTCAGCGGCACAGCATCGGCGGCAGCCGGGAACTATGGGATTATTGTTCTTTCGCCTTACACGGTTTATGCCGATGGATTCCAGATTGAACTGAAGACCTACGCTACGCCACTGGCATACGGCGATTTGCTAGGCAATGCATGGTCTGGC